CTGCAGCGTTAGCCATCATATCTGTATTAACTTCTTTTGGACTCATGTTTTCTAAGTCAGAAGCTATTGCATCCATTGCAGCAATTCCAACAGTTTCATTCAACATGTCATAAGTAACTGAACCTGCACCTGCACCTGCAGTACCACCTAACACAGACATCATTTCTGCTTTTCCAAGAGGACTAGCTAAAACTCTTCCGATAGTTGGGTCTGCTACTTTAGCGATTAATTTTGTAAGGCCACCTAATAATTTAAATCTTCCTGGTAGTTTTGCAGTTAATTTATCTGAAAAGTTGCTAAACATTTTTGTTCTAGCAAACAAACCTGTTGATTTATCTCCAGGTACTTTTGATTTAGCTGCACTAAATATTTTCTTTCTCATCATCACATAAGGTGTAATAGATCCTATAAGATCTCCAGCAAGGACTGCTTCTGATCTACCATCTAAAGAGCTTCCTGTTTGTTGTAATCTTACACCAATAGGATTTTTTACAGCCTCATCCATGGTTGCTACTTCTCTTGCAGCACCTGATCTTTTTTTTGTTAATTCTGAAGTTGTAGGTCCAGTTAAAAGTCCCTTATCAATTGCTGCATCAATAAGTTGTCTCTGTTGTCTAGTATATTTACTAGGATCAAAAGTATTAGTATCAATTGCTTTTTGAATTTCTGATATAGTAGCCATTTTATAATTCCATTTCACCTAATTGATTTTTAATTTGTTCCTTTGTTAAACCAAATGCTTCTTCAACTTTTTCTTGCGCTTTAGAAGAATCATAACCTTCTAATTCTTTTAAATCTTGAATTGTAGAATATAAACCTCCACTTGAAGTATATAATAATTCTTGTCTTCTAATATCTGCTCTTAACTGACCTGCAATAGCTTCAATTGAATCTCTTACATCTTGACCACCTCTTCCAATAGCAAATAAATTTACAATTTCTCTAGCAGCGTTAATATCCCTTTGGGTTAATCTATCTTGATCTTTAAAAGTATTTGCTAGTGCGTATACTAATGAAGTTTCTTGAACAGCTAATTTTTCTTGATCTTTTGCTGACAAACCAGAGAACCAACCTACATCTTTTTTATCTTTTACTATTTGATCATAAAGTTTGTCTTTGTCTATCATTGCAATTTCGTTTTCTTTTTCTTTTTCAGAAAGATCGGGATCTTTATTAATCATTTCAACTTCATCATCAAAAAGAGTTTGTAAATCAGCTTTAGCAACTTTTAAATTTTCAGCAACAATATCTCTTCCAATCAAATCTGAAGCAGCGTTTCCTATTCTTCTTAAATAAGTGTCTAAAGTAAGTCCTACCCCTGGGCTAACTAAATTACCTTCTGCATCAGTTTGTTTAATAGTGTCTAAAATATCTAAAGTAACTGAGTATGCTGTGTATCTGTTTCCAAGAGTGTCTTCAATATCGTTTAATCTAGAACTAATTTTATCTTGTTTTAAGAATTTTTCAAATCTTCCAAGAGATATATCATCCTCAGTCCCTAGCACTCCATCAGGACCAGAGTCTTTTAAAATACCACCTTGTGCTATAGGTGATAAAGATTGTCTTCCGTCTTTGCCTAAGCCACCTGGTAAATAAGTAGTTCCATCTTTGCCTATGTAACCATTATAGTTTTGTAAGTCTCCACCAGCTCCTCTTATCTGAACTACACCGGCAGTTACGTCAGGTCTCTCAACTATAGCGGCCTCATTTAAAAACTTCATATGATCCATGGCTGCTTCTAAAGATTTTGCTCTTCTATTTTGTCGTAATTCACCTTCTTTTAATTTTATTGTTGCGTAGTTATTTACAGCAGGTCCAATTGCTTGACCAAATACTTCCATAGCTCCAGCTAATCCAGATCTTCTAGTAGTTCCTGTTAGTAATGCTGATGCAAGGTTTGCTAAAAATACTGTACCTGCTTGTGATCCTTCATCTTTAAATATTTCTTCTTGATATTTTTTTGCAAGTGCAATTGTTTTATTAAAATCAGGATCATTGGATGCTCCACCTAAATTTATTTCATTATTTCCTGCAGCTTCGTTGTTTTTTTTAATAGTATCTTTTTCTTTAATAGTTAATAATTTTTCAGCTTGTCTTCTTTCCTTATCTTCTTGTATGGTGCTTTCGTAATTAGTAATACCATCCTCACCTTCAGGAGGTATTCCTAATGAATTTTCTTGCACTAAATCTAAATTTGCTATGTCCTCAGAATCAGCTACGTTGTCCTGTAGCAGTGGGTCGCCTTCAGCTTTCAATTCTTTTGATTTACTATAACCAAAATTTGGTCTTCCAGAACCTGGTCCTGTTTTTGGTGCAGCTGATTTTTTTGTATCAATTGGTTGTGGTGGTTTTGGTACAAACTTACCAAATAGTTCTTGGTCTGTTATACCTTCACTCATGTAATCAGTAGCTTTTAATCTATTTTGTCTTTCAAAATCAGCTCTTTCCTTAGGAGACATTGCATTAATTCTTGCTCTCTCTTTGATTCCTGCCTCAACTCTATTTTTTACACCGTATATTGCACCTAACCCAACCGCACTTGGAACAAAACCTATACCTGCTAAAGCCGGTAATGCTCTTGTAGCCGCATAACCTCCAGCCAAACCAAAAGGCGTTTGCATTAATGGATCTTTAATACCCATACCTTCTGCAACTTTCATACCTCCCTCAAAACCAAGAACTCCAGGTATTTGCACTCCTCCTCTAATTAAATTTTTTCCCATTCTTATAGGTGAGCTTACCTGTAATCGTTCAAACATGGTTGGTGGTTTTCTTATTGCTGGAACGGGTGCTGCAGTATAAGGTTGTCCAACCATAACACCTGTGTTTGCGTTAACAGTTTTTAAAGCACCTTTTCTAAGTGCCTCTTTTCTAAACATTGGTCTGTTTAAAATTTTGTTAAGTGACATAAACTTCCCTATGCTGGTTTAGTTTGGTTAGCACCTTGGTAAGCTGCAAATGCTCCTATACCAGTACCGACAGCTTGTGCAAATGGACTTGTGCTTGGTCCAGTTCCCATTGTTACACCTGATTGTGTTTTTGGTCCTGCTGCATACAAGTTAGCTAAGAACTCAGCTCTTTGGTATGGTTCGTATTGTTGTTGTAATGTAGATTGTCTTTGTGCATCTAAAGTTTGTTGAGCTAATTGTCTTTGTAATCCTCCAGCAGCCATTAATTGATTTATATCCATTTGTGACATCTGTTGTTGTTGGGCACCCATTGCTCCTAATTGTTGTCCTGCAGCTAAACCAACTTGTTGTTGTCTTTGTGCTGCACCTAATGCCGTTTGAAATCCTGAAGCTAAAGATTGACCAATGTTAGATAAGGTTCTTCCTTGAAGCTCTGCTTGTTGAACACCTTCTCTACCACCACCAAAAGCACCTGCACCGATTGCTTTAGCACCCAACTGATTTTGCATCATTTGTCCTTGTCTGCCAATTTCATCAGTAACATATTGTTGGTAAGGATTTAAATATTGATTTATTTGTTGTTGTCCAACTGGAGTTGCTGCATTAAGAACTGTTCCAATACCTGCACCAAGAGTATTTTGTCCAACACCTGTTTGCCCTGCAGCAGTAATTCCTTGTTGCTCTAAAGTACCTAAACCTGCTACTTTATAATCTGGTAAGTTAATAGGAACATTAGCAATATCTCTTGCTACGTCCATTAACTCCATTTTTCGTTCTTCTATACCAGGAGCCTCTCTTTGATAGTAGGTTTGTGTGTTTGGTGTAGGAGTTGCTTTAGGCCTCATGAATCCCATAGTGCTATATCCATTTCTCTAGTTGAACGTGTTTCTTTTTCCATCCCCATTTTTTGGAAACTTTTTCCCAACCAGGTCTGGCCATTATATTTAATTTTTTGCATTCATTTAATTTTGCAAAATTTGTAACTTCATTAACAATATTATCTTCCCACAATTCTCTTCTTTTTCCCGTACAAATAATTATTTCATATTGTTTGTAATTAGGTTGTTCTTGAATTTGTCCAATACAAATACCAAAAACTTTATTTTCTTCAAATTCATCAGAACCAAACATTACCCAAAGTTGCATTGTGCCAGCTTTTAACTCATCATAAAAGTATGAAGAGTCAGCCCATTTTCCTGAAAAAGCTAAAGCTTCCGCAACCATAAATTCAGCTAAGGGCCAAAATCTTTCAATATCTTTTGGCTCTATTGGTAATACACTCACTAGTGGTTTAATTCGTTTTTTGCTTGCTGTTGCCATTTGCCTCCTTCAATAAATCAAATACTCTTTTATATCTTTTTTGTTGTTCGTAGAAGTAAGTAGCACCTTTTTCTCTCATGTCTTTCATGCTATTTGGATTAGCACCTGCAATGATTCCTGCGCCTAACACACCATCTGCTCTTGTTACAAACTCACCGTCTGCTAATTGAGCTAACATCGTGTCTTCGTCTTTATCACCTACTCCTGCTCCGTCCTCAACATAACCTGACGCTCTAACATAATTATTAGAATCATTTTCGTCATGTGAAACTTTTGATGGAAGATAGTTTACACCACCTTCATTAAATTTTTTAATTTCTGCTATACCACCTGATCTATAAGCAGGAACTTTATCCATTCCGGATCCTGGAGGATTAGGATTTTCTTCTGGAACATAAACTTTTTTATATTCTTTTTCTTCTCCTGTCATAGGATCTATATATGAGAAACTTCTTTCTTCTCTTGTTTTTAAATAATTTTCATTGTAACCAGGAGTGTAAATATCAGTAGGTCCACCTTGATCAAATGCACCAAGTGCGTAAGGTATCCCTCCTGCTGCCATTGCAATTTTTAATGGATCGTATTCATTACTGCCTTTTTTTCTTAGTAAGTCTAATAAGCTACCACCACTTTTTGTAGGATCTACATAATCTGGGTTAGGAACCAGAGCACCACCTGTGGCTTTGTCAGTGCCTAAAAATTTTGAATTTGCACCTTGTGTTTGAATCTGAGAAATTCCAGGAAGTCTTGTTAAAGATTGTGTCAAAGGCATTGCTGCAAATTTTGCTGCTGCTGATGATCCAGGGAACATACTCATACCTGCAGAACCCATGCTGTATCCACCATATGCACCAAGAGCACCGTGGACAAGTGAACCTAAGCCACCTACACCAGCTTGTTTTGCGCTTTTGTATCCTTGTATTCCGCCATAAGCTGCTAGTGCGTAAGGTAAAAGATGTAACATTAATTAATTCTCCTATTTAAGATCTTAAGTTTTCAATATTAACATTTTACTCAGGTATTATCAACTCATCGGCAAAACGTCCTGTATATTGATGCTCCCCGATGTGCATAATTGGGTCATCAATAAAAGCATAGCACTTACCACCTATGTCTTTCCATAATTTACAAAAACTAAAATCTTCACCTAAATATGTTTTAGTTTCAGGATCATGAATACAATCAAAAAAGTTCCATAAATGAGGTCTATTTACATACTCGCCATTAATGACTGTCTTTTGAACTATTCCTTTGTCAGGATAATGTTTAATCATTTTATCAAACACTTCTTTTTTAATAAGCATACATCCTGTTGGACTGTGAGTTACTTCTATTACACCTTCTGTAACAACAATATCGTTAGTGTCTTTTACTCTCATTGGATAACTATTGGTCCATTTATGAATATCAGAAGGTTTCTTTACATCACCTTTTTTTATTGCATCAAAAGCTTTATCCCAATTAAATGTTTTAAGTGGGTACGGAATTGAAATAACATCCTTATCCCTGTCTATCATTTTAAAAATAGATTCTGCATTCATTAATATATCTGAATCAACAAACAACATGTGGGTCATTCCAGATTCTATAAAACCGGAAACACATAAGTTTCTTCCTTGTGTTACTAATGATGATTTTAACAATTGAAATTGTATTTCTATTTTTTTTTCAAAACACATTTTTTGTAATTCTAATAAACCCTGCGCATAATGTATTGAACAATCACTGTGAACAGGTGTAGCAACAAATATAGATATTTTATTTTTCCGTTGTCCGGTGTTGTTTAACCATATTGGTGTAATACGTTTTTCGTATTCATTGAGTTCAACTTTTTCATTATTTGATGGTGTAACCTGAACGTCTTTTAAAGTTTGGTAAGTGTCTTCGTTAATATATGTTTTATTTTCTTTCACTCAAAGCTCCACGTAAAAAGCCTTCCCACTCCATTCCTTTTTTACTCCAACTGTAAAATCTTTTGTAAAATTTTTGTTGCTCTTCAAGATGCTCTTGTATGAATGATTCATGTAAGTATGTTGCGGCAACTTCAATAGCAGCAGCTGTATCTATTGCCATTCTTTCATTGTCTGAATTGTAATTAATATAAACAGGCCACTCAGAACAAGTTTCGTATAATGCACCAAAGTTATTTGTAATCACATGAACACCAGCAGCTAACGCTTCTAACGCAGAAGCACAAAAAGTTTCTTCAAAATTACTTGGGTAAGCATATAAATCATAATCTGTAATATGTTCTAGTATGTATTCATTTGGTTTATATCCTATGTAATTTACATTAGGTAGTTGTCTTGCTTGTTCATACATGGGTTCAAAATCTTTTTCATTTTTATTCGAAAAAGCATCTCCATAAACTTGTGAGGAACTATAGACATCTAATGTAATGTTTGGATTTTTAACTAATTGCATAGCAGCCAATAAAACATTTAAACCTCTCCAAGGAGTGTTGTGATGTAGTATTTTTATTGGATCACCTTTTTTGTAAACTTTTCTTTTTGGAAAATTATTTGTACCATTTTTTATAACCACACATTTTTCAGTTGGGATATTAAAAAAATATCTAAATTTTTCATAATTCCAATGACTGTTAAAAACATACCAATCATATTGCTCATGGTTTTTTTGTTCAGCAAACCAATGACTAAGGTTCGCTTGATCGTAAGAATTTTTTTGCCAAAGAATATTTAATTTGGTTGGATCTATAGGAACCTTACCTGGAATTGAAGTACATATTTGTACTTGATCAAGCAGTTCTTTTGGAACATGCTTGTAAAGCATTTCCATTTGCAGCTCGGTGGCTCCACGGGGTTTCATTATTCTTTTGTTTTAGCACCCATAGAAACTTTTGTCACCCTTATTTCGAGGTCTTGTCTGAAATCATCCACAGTAGTATCAGTATTGGTATTAGCAACATCAGCATCAAAATCAGCTTTAGTAGCATACACTTGTCCTGTTCTTTTGTGTTTGATAATCTCTTTTGCTTCTGCAGGTATCTTCACGAGATCGCTCATTGTTTTCTTCCTTGTTTGTTGTATGGTTTATAATCTCTTTTTTCATTTTTGTTAAGTCTTTTTTTATGACGACCCGGACGTTTCCTAGGCTGAGGTCTTTCTACGTGATCTTTAAATTTTCTAGCCATTCTCCTGCGATCTATCTATAAGTGCATAACTTATTGCACCTTGTATTTTATTACTTCCTGAAGCTGCTGTTACGGTTATTGCATCACCTGCTTCAAGATTTATACCTTGTGGTGTAGCATTCACTTGTGATTTTGCAGCTAGGTCGTCTCTAAAAAATTCATATTCTGTATTTGAGTCAGAGGAGTCTACTAGATTCATGTTTACTAAAATAGCAGATGAAGCATCATTGTTTGCACAGTATACACTTTTTACTATTATACTTGCATCAGTAGGACATGTAAGTGCTGTAGTTTTACCTGTGCTTGCTTGTTTGAATCCTTGATTTTTATATCGTATGGTCATGATAAAAAATAATTAAAAGTATCTTGTTCATTTTTAATTTCTTGTTGATAAGATGTATTTAACTTATCTTGCATAGTACGTAAAGATTGTGCAACCTGTCTTTGATTTTCTGGATCATATTCTGGTGTAGGTTCTGTAATTACTATATCGACTCTAGCCATTGTTAATACCCTGAGTGTAATCCACCAGTCCCGCTTCCTTGATGTGGGGATCTCGATGGACCTTTTGGTGAAGGACCTTTTGGTGATGGATCTCCTCCGCCCCCCATAGCAATATCTTGAGCAGTAGGTTGCATATTTGTAATTTTAGGTGAAATAGTAGTGTCCTTAGTACCTTGTTTATCATCAAGAATATCTCTAGCAATTGCTTTGCTAGCTATCTTACCTCTCAATATACCTGCAATTCCTTTAACTGAATCTGGTAACAAAGAGCCTACTGTAAAAGCTGCAGAAAGAGGATTACTAAAACCTATAAGATTTGACCCTACGGCTGATTTTAATACATTAGCTTTAATTCCATCCAAACCTAATTTTTTAATAGCAAAATCTGTTACAATTTTTTTACCCATGCTCTTTGCCATTCCTTTTAGGTCTATTGGATTACTATCTGGCACAAGATTATCTTGAAACATGATATCCTGATTAACAGGAACATTTTGATTAGAAGAATTTAACGCTACAATACCATTTGCAGGAGATTGCATATTCATAATATCTTGATCTAAAGAAGTATTTGATGGTTGGTAATTATTAAAGTCAGGGTTTTGTGTTATAGCCCTTTGCTGATCTAATATTCTTTGTGTAATAGGGTCCATTATCCTCTCATTCCATCTGGTTGTATATCGGCTCTAAAAGTACCATATCTCCAGCTTTGTTCTGTTGAAAGGTTAGCTACCTTAACACTTGCAAATCTAGATCTGGCACGTGTATCTACTTTATCAGTAGAGCTTGTAATTGTAAATGGCCCTAAAGGTGAGCTCGCTGCTGTACTTGTTGGGTAATTTCTTAAATTAATTGTAATTTGCGCATTACCTACAAGTCTTTTAAAATCTGGTATAAATCTTCTCATACTCATAAAAAATTCTCCATCACCACCAGCAGATAAATCAAAATCCCCTGATTGAATAAATGCCGGAATAGCTGTTTTGTTTCCTGTAATGTCAACCTGGTCTACTCCAACTTCCTGAGCATAATAGGTAGAAGAACCGTTTACGTTTGTAACACCTTGAATTATTGGAAATGTTGGGACTCCTGTACCGCTAAACTCTGTAGCGTAAGGGTTATCGTATAAGGTTGCGTCATGATAAGAAGTTCTAGATAAAGAACCTGTAGTCCAAGCATTCTCAGTATAATTATAAGTTACCATTCTATCTACCTGGTCAGAACCATTTTTAGGATAAAACCAATTAATTTCTTCATATAAATGATTAAGACCTGCATATACTTGTTCTCCTGCACTGTAATTAATTCCTAAATTACTACCAGTATTTGTAAATACAAAATCTTCAACTAAACAAGGAACTGATTTAACTGTTCCATCAAATACAAAAAAACCTCCTGCTTGACCCATCCACCAAACTCTTCCATTTACATAATGTAAAGCATGTTGACCAATTAACCCACAGTTACTTCCAACTTGTCTAATTGAAAAAGTAAAAGGAGGTCCAACAAACTGCATTACATATGCTGAGGTATCTGTTAAAATTAAAATGTAATCTTTACCTTTCGCTGCTCCCACAATTTTAACACCAGAATCTAGTCTAAAAGTTCCTGCAGTATTTACTGAAGTAGGTGTGTAGTCGGATAAATTTTCTTGATCAGAAAATCTAATAAACATTTTATCTTGAGTCGTTCCATCTCCGACAGTTGTTTCTGTTCCAAGAACTACTAAGTGTCTATCTCTATCAGAAACAATGGACATGACTGATCTAGTCGGTGCTCCAGTTACAACAGCAGCTCTTGTTGTTAAAGCATTGGAATTAGTGTTTATAGGAGACCAACTAAAAGTTTTTCCATTTTTAATAGTTGCTATCATAACTTGACCAAAATTATCTATTGACCAAGAAGCAGGATCAATAATTAAATTACTAGTTGTTGAAGCAGATCCCCAAGCTCCTCTTCCCCATGTACCTGTACCCCAACCATAACCTGCCGTGGCAGTTAGTGGTCCTGGTTTAATATATGGGTTAACAGTAGCTGCACCACTTGCACTAGCTGCACCTTGTGCGGCTGAAGCCATAGTGATTGTAAAAGTATTTACTGCAGAAGTTACTACTTGAAATGTGTTTGTTGTAAAATCAGCTGCCACATAACCTGCACCAGTAGGCGGGGTCACTGAAGTAAAAGTAAATAAATCTCCTACTAAAAGTCCGTGTGTTGATTTGTTTACAGTAACGGTTGCAGAAGTGTTTGTTGTAGTAAAAGTACATCCGGTAATAGCAGTGTTTAGTGGAGTAATATCATAAAAAGCATCTTCATAATAAATCAACAAAGCTTTATTTGTCCCTAAAGCCACGTATCTTCTTCCATCTAAATCAGCCCAAACTAGTTGTTCTCTAACAGCTCCAACCAAAGTATCAGATGTAATTTGTTGCCAGCCACCAATTTTTTCAGGAGATCCATACCTAAATCTTACAAAATCTCCATCAGTCCATTGACCTTCTGCTCCGGTCTCCGTAACTTGTTTATTGAATCCTGGCGCTATTTGTATGTTTGCTAATGGCATAAGTCATTATACTATAAACCCTTTAAAGTTTAAACCTTAGGGTCATCTTTAGATTTTTCTGTTTCTACAACTTGATTTTCTGTTGTTGTTATACCTTTTATTTTATCGTTAAAATCCAAGTGCCATTCAGCCACAATATGCACTAAATGGTTGCCAAAATGTTTTAACGCTTCAGGTGTAAAATGTAACTTACCTGTTTTATATATAATATTCTTTTCATGTTCCTCAAAGATTATGTCTGCAGATCCATCTTTGGGAAATCTTCTAAATTTCATTTTTTTTCCTTTATGGGTATTTGATCAAACTGACCTGTTTTTCTTTTATTAGACATTTCTTGCTTTGCAAGGTATTCATTTCTTATAGCAAATTGTGGTCTTTTATCTCTCTTCCAATCAGCATACGGACCATCTTGGTCAACATAATGTAAAAAACCTTGAGCGTGCCAATCTCCCGTAAAGGTTTCTCTCCAATGTTTAACTTTTGTCCCCAAGTATATTACTGCATCACCCGGTTCGAGATCAATTTGTTTATCTTCAACAAAGAAAGGCCACGATGTTCCATCAGATCCAAACATAACAGTAACACTTATCTCACAAGATTGTCTATCTTTATGTGGTGTTAATTCCGCATTGTATGTGTACATTCTCCAAAAAGAATAAGTAGGAAACAATTTCAATTCACTCTCTTGCTCCATTAATTTTGTTTTAGAAATCATTAAGGCTTCCGTCAGAGGATCTGCGTAAATAGAAGTATCACCATTATTATTTTGAGCAAAATCATTAAACCTTGTATCGTCAAAATTTATTTTATGTCTTAAGATACAATACTCTTTTATAAGATTTGTTTCTTTTTGTGTAATAAAGTTTTTTACAACCTTATATCCCCTATCCTTTAAAGTGCCCATGATACTATTGAATACCTTACTCCTTTAGTTACCGGTACTACACAATGAGGAAACATAAAACTACTAGGCCAAATTATTAGTCTATTTGGTTTTACATCTATCTTATATTCTCCAGTACCGTTTGTGTTCATAAAATTTAAATGACCACCTTCGTAATCATCATTTAATAACAAAATACAACTGTATGTTCTAGGATTACTATGAAAGTGATCGGTATGGTATCTGTAAAAACCTCCTACGTTATATTTTAATATTTGTATGTCATTTATTTCTGCGGGACTAACCAAACTTGGTAATAAATTTAAATCTCTATTATATTTTTGAATAAAGTATTTAAAATATTTATGTAACAAATTACACCAATGAACTTCGGACATAGAGTTTGATAAATTATTAAAAGGTTTGGTATATGTATTTCTTATATTGAAATCAATTCTTTCTGTTTCTGCTCCACCAACAATTGCTTGTTCAAAGTTTTGGATATTTATGTATTTTAATAAACTACTTAAAGCTGGCCATGGCAACACAGCATCATTTATTTGAACGTAATCTTTTATCTCCATCTTTTTTTATTCCAAAATTTAGTTTTATATCTTTGCCACAAGTCTAATCTGTGCCATAATTTTACAGCACCTAATTCTTCTGTACTTCTTTCAATTATTTTCATTTCCCAATTTTCTTTTTTAAACGGTATTACTTGTACGAAAGGTGTTCCTCTTTTAATTCTTGTTTCTAATTCAGGATATTTATCACCATTAACAACAAATGGAAAATTAATTTCTGAAGTAAATGTATCTGTGTCTACTATTCCAGGTATTATTGAAAATCTATCATCAGCATTATTTAATGGTGGCACAAACAAACATGCATACCCAGGAGGTGTTTTAATTATCCAAGGATTTAAAAATTTTAAAAAGGGTAGTCTTTTATTTTTTTCTTCTTGTGGGGACCCTCTTAATTGATGAGGACTGTGCGCATCTCTTTCATGAGTGTTTAAATTTATTTGTAAATTCTCACACCACATTTCTTTACCCTTAAGACCCCATCTATGAAAAGTTCCTTTAGAGCCATCAGGCATAACTTTATTGTGATGAAGATATAAGTCTTGAGGTGTTTTTAGTAGATAACCCGTTGTTAAGGTATCTAAAAAAGGCATACAAGATTTTATTGTAGGATCATTTATTTTACTAGATAAGTCTCTATACCATTTGGGTACGTTAAGTCTTATTGGAATGGGTAATTCCTGTTTAGATCTAGCGTATTCCCTATGAGATATGAACTCAATTACATTCATGTAAAGAGTTATATATTATTTATGGAAGTTGTAAAATATTTAATGATGTTTGTGCGTTATCTGAAAAATACTTTTCAATAGATGTTTGTGTTGGATAAGTCCAACCACTAATATCTGTAGATTCTAATTGAGTCTTGTAAGCATTCCAAGTTGAAACATCAGAATTATCTGGATAATTAGCAACCCAATCATTAATAGCAACTACTGAATTATCTATTTGATCTTGGATATCTTCCTGCATGTAACCTGGATCATTTCCAGAATCTGGAGCAGCTTCTGTTGGTGCTGTATCCTGCCAAACAATATCATCACCGTTATAACTATCCGCTCGTTTTACTCTATATTTAATATTATTAAATTCGTCATCAGTTATTGAAATAACTTTATAAGCAGATGATGACGGAATTACTTTTGCTAAAGCAGTGTCATCAGCACAGATACCACAAACAGTTCCTGCTACTCCTGATGCATTAGCTGAAAAAAATACATAAGCCATTATGAATCTCCATCGTTAGCGAAGAACAGTAATTTACCGGATCCTGAGTTTTGTTCTCCGATTAAATATGATGATGGACTCCAGTTTGTTTGGTCAGCTGAAGTACCTGAAAAATTTCCTGCGCTTCCAGCGTTTCCTGAACCACTCCAATTAGGGGGAGCATTACCTCCATTACCACCATTAATAGTAATAGTTCCTGGACCTAAATTAATTGTTGTAGCTGCTCCTGCGTTACCAGCTCCACCTTTAAAGTTTCCATGTGGTGGAGTTCCTGCGTTACCTCCTGCACCTATAGAATAAGGAACTGCGTTTCCAGGTTGAACAATTGGTGAATTCCAATATCCGTATGCTGATGCGCCACCTGGTGAAACTGCGGGTGGGTTATCTCTATTACCTGCACCTTGTCCTCCTTCAGCTCCCCACATATAAAAGTTAGCAACGTTTCCAGTTGTTGAAATGTTTCCACTTCCACTGTTTATAACTCCACGCCAATATTCTGTTTTACCACCTGCTGATCCACTTGATGCAGCAGTAATTCTTCCTTGAGCATCAACTGTTATAGATGCAACTGTGTAGTCTCCTGCAGTAACAGCAGTGTTTGCAAGTCTCGCTGCATCTACTGCATCATCTGCAATTTGAGCTGTATCAACTTTATCATCTCCAATTGCACCATTGTCTAATATTGTAGTTCCATTTGATATAACGCCCATTGTATCTCCTTTAAATTTTTTCTAACTTTAATCTAAATTTTTCATTAGATTTGTTATTGATTAAGTATATATCCTTAGCACCCTCCTGTAAAGTCCAGCTACCCTTAGAACCATCTACTATATTACCTTCAGTTTTATGTTCATTATTAAGGTGTAAATCCCCTGTATATAAATTTTGCCAAACGTTACCAGAAGCTCCTAAATCATAAGTGTCATTAGCACCAGGTAATATATTTCCTGTAGCCGTAATTTGACCAGTTGCAATATCTCCTGGATTTGCAGTAACATCAATAATATTGGTTCCGTTACTATAAACAATTTTTATTCCTTTGTTTGTAGTTGAAAAGGTAGGCCCTGTTCCACTAACTGTTTTAAATTGTACAGTATGTGCTCCAGAGGTATTGTTAAAAACAATATAAGATTTTTCAATACTGTTAGGCACTGTAACAATTTGATTTCCTGAAATCGATCCTGATAATTCTACAATTAAATTTCTAGCATCTGAGGAAGATGTGGATCCATCAGCTATTGCTAAAGGCGTTGTGTTTGCACCTCCTGCAATTGATTTATTAACATAACCTTGTATTTGATTAATAATTTCTAAATTTGTATTTGTTTTAGTTCCCCAAGTACCATCGTTGGCACCTGTAACCATAAGTTCTATTCCAAGATCAGTAAATGTTGATGACATATTGTTATTATATCCTTATTAAGCTGCTAGATCAACAGTAGTCCAAACGTTAGATACTCCTGGATCAATTTCTTGCCATGCTGTTATATTTGGACTTCCTGTACTAGATTGTAGTTGAATACCAGTAACACCTATATCAGCAGTACCAGTTGTAATAACCGAACCTATAGATGAAGACATTTGAATTCCTGTAACTTCAGCTACAGTTACTGCATCTATTGTTCCGATTGAACTTGTTAGTTGAATACCCGATAATACAACATTGGCATTTCCAGTAGGAGTTTCATCTCCCATAGACATTGCTAATTGTTGTCCAGTAACATCTACTAAAGTATTTGCGATTGGGTTTTCTGTTCCTAGACTTGAAGTTAACGTTTGTCCTGTAACAGATACATTACCTGTAATTGTAAAAGATACATCTTCAATAGATCCTGTTAGTTGTGATCCAGTAATCGCAGCAATAGCGTTTGCAGTCGTAGTGATTGAACCAATCGATGAAGAAATAGTATGCTCAGTAACTACAACACTTACATTACCATCCGCAGCAACAGAATAAGTTCCCAGTGAAATATTTGCTTGTGATCCTGTAAGATCTACAAAAGGTTCTGATTGAAAAGATACATCTCCAGCAGTGCTTGTTAATTGAGATCCTGTAACCGCAGCAATAGCGTTTGCAGTCACAGATTGACTTCCAATAGAAGTTTGTAATAAGAAACTTGGTAGAGTTCCAGCACCTACAGTTGTAAAAATATCTACAATTGGTACTTCAATAGTGTCTGGACTTTGAGTTGCAAAAGGTGCTTGAGCAAATGAATTTAATGTATCTTGTGAAAACTCTTTATTACTTATAGATAATTCTATACCTGTAATATCTACACCTACATTTATAGTTTCTGCTCCAATAGAAGTTGTTAGTTGACCTGCAGAACTTGGAGTTACTAATACAGAAGAACCTGCAACGGCTCCACCGTTTGAAATAGTAGCTTGACTTCCTGTTACTGGTACATCAGCAGTTCCAGGAGTAGATCCTGAACCCAAACTTGATGTTAAAGTTATCCCTGATGGATAGGCTATTACGTTTGAATCTTCTGCTCCATAAGGTGCTTCCGAATATGCTGTTACTCCCAAAGCCATGAGATTACATCTCTTCTAGTTTAAATCTATATTTTTTACCGTTTTTATTATTTAAAATAAATAAATGTTCTTCACCTTCTTGAATAGTCCAATTACCTTTTGTGCCATCAACTGAGTTACCTTCATCTTTAGCTTCATTAGTTAAATGTAAGTCACCAGTGTAAACGTTTCTCCAAACATTGCCATCAGCACCTAAATCAAAAGTATCATTTGCTGTAGGTAAAACGTGGTCTGTAGTAATATTACCAGTAGTAGTGATAGCCCCACTAACAGCTAAAGTAGAACCATCAAAGGTTAAATTAGCTTCTGCATTTTGTGCATCAGCACCAGTTGCAGTAACAATTCTGTTGTTTGAACCATTAGCCATAAAGTCAGACACATCTACAGAAATTGCATCTGCTGCAACATCAATACCAGTACCTGCTCCTACGTTTAATGTAGCAGCTCCACTAGTAGCTCCACCTGTTAAACCAGACCCTGCTACAACAGAAGTTATATCTCCAACTGTTGGAGTTTGGAAAGTTGGTGGGGCTCCTGCACCTGCAGAAGTTAGAACTTGACCAGAGTTACCAGTAGTAACATAAGCTGGAGCTCCGTTAGCATCATAAGTAATAAGATTACCGTCTGTACCATGAGCCATTGCAGCTAACGTAACAGCATTATCAGCAATTTGGGCTGCGTCTATAGCATCGTCTGCCATTAAGGCATTCGTAATTTGATCATTTGCAATGTGGGCTGTGTCTATTGAACCGTCAACGTATTGACTGCTGTCGATACTGTTCGCTGCCATTTTAGCAACAGTTATATTCCCATCTGCAAGTTTAGCAGTAGTAACATTAGCATCAGCTATTTTTGCAGTCGTTACTGCATCGTCTTGAATTTCTGCTGTAGCTACTCCAGCGTTTTTAATTGTTATTGCTCCAGAACTAGCAGCAAAATTGTCTGAGCTAAATGAGGCAGCTCCTTTGGCAGATGTAGAGGCATCGGCTAAATTTAATGTAACATCACCTGATGCACCTCCGCCAGATAAGTTTGTACCAGCAATTACGTTAGTAATGTCTCCAACTGTAGGTGTTTCAAAAGTTGGAGGAGCTCCTGCTCCAGCTGAAGTTAAAACTTGTCCTGAATTTCCTGTTGCAACTGCAACTGGGTTTCCGCTTGCGTCATAAGAAATAATATTACCATCTGTTCCTGCAGCCATTTTTGCTAAAGTGATTGCATCGTTTGCTACTTTGGCAGTTGTAACATTAGCATCAGCTATTTTAGCAGTCGTAACATTTGCATCAGTAATTTTAGCAGTAGTCACATTTGCATCTACAATAGAAGCAGTTACTACAGCGTTTGCTGCAAGTTGGTCTGCACCTACTGCATCGTCTGCTATCTTAGCTTGAGTTACTGCATCGTCTTGAATTTCTGCTGTGGCTACTCCCGCATCTTTAATTGTTATTGCGCCAGAACTAGCAGCAAAGTTATCTGAACTAAATGATGCAGCTCCTTTAGCAGATGTAGAAGCGTCAGCTAAATTTAATGTAACATCACCTGATGTGCCACCACCTGATAAATTTGTACCTGCGATTACATTAGTGATGTCTCCTACCTCTGGACTTGTCCAAGTCAATTGTGCAGTTGAGTTTCCATCTGTAGTTAAAACTTGCCCTGAAGTTCCATCGTTAACAGGTAAAATCCATTCCCAAGTTGCGTTAGCAGAATGAGCTGGACTTTTAATTTTTACTCCGTGAGAGTTTTGACTACAATTAAGAACTATTTGTCCGTCTGCACTTGATCCATCACCCTTAACAGTTAATGGAGTAGATGCATTAATAACTTTGTCACTTATTGGAGTTGGAAGTCTAGCATTATTTACAGTACCACTTGTAAGAGCAGTTGCATTTAATGCTGTTAAATTGACTCCATTGTTTGCAACAATGTTTCCACTAGCGTCAAGTATAACTGATTTTGATGCAGGTTGAGTACAAAATACTTCTTTCGTTCCTGCTGCAAAGTTTACCGCACTATCAGAATTTGATGATGATATAATAGTTGTTCTTGCAAGAGTGTCAGGTGTTGCATCTGTTACTGTTCCTAAGCCAACCTCAAAATCTCCATTTGAAGCTGTAATAGCATAATACGTTGTGTTGGAATTACCAATGGCGGCAACAAACGTTTCAAAACCTGATACTGCACCAGCAAGACTTAATGTACCTGTTCCAGTTGTAACTGTAGTCTCTTTAACTCTATCGTTTATTACCAAAGCCATTTTAACTCCTTATAAATTAAGCTATTCTTAAAATCGCAGCAGAAGTTGTGAATGCAGGGAACTGAATTGTAAAAGTTCCAGATGTTGCAGTCTTGTCTCCACCAAAATCTAAAACAGCAACTGCTTCCGTAGTGTTTGAACCACCATCAGTTGTTGTATTGTATATCAATGCTCCTCTTGCAGTAAGAGTAACTCCAGTAAATGATAAGTCAGCAAAATCAGTAATTGCTATTGATGAGGACACTTTAACTCCTTGGTTAACTAGTGTTCCGCCACCTGCTGCATAAGTACCTGTGTTTGCTACTTCAGTATTAGATCCACCACCAGGGTTAGTAGAATAGTTAGCTGTTGATTTACCTAAAGTCGCTGAGCTAGTGTACATTGCTAATTTGTATGTATCTCCACCAGAACTATCAAAATCGTGTTCGCCTGCTAGTAATTGTTTTTTAAACGTATTACAAATTGCGTTAGTTGTTATTGCCATAATTTTTCTCCTTATTAATTAATATTTGGAGGTGGTGAAGGAATTTGTACTCTTGGCACTCCATCATCATACTCCGCTCGTCTTCTTCTGCCCATTTGTTGTAGAGCAAAATTCTGTACCTCTTCATTATACTTCTTTTCATACAGGTTGTACATATCCATAGGACCTTTTAAAAATCTAAAAGCTTCCGTTAGAACACCATGCAGCAACATCGATTCTTGATAACTGGCTATAAATGTTTGATTTGTAGAAGTAAAATTTGGTGGATCTTTTATGTAATTTATTTGTAGCTGCAAAGCTGAAGCAGGAACTGGCGCAACTAATATATTAAAATCATCCCAGTTTGCATAATATTTTGGAGTACCTGTTGCTCCTGTCCCATTAAATTCTGATATAAAACTTGTTTCTCTTTTTTCTAAAAAAGTTCTATTACCAGAGCCATCGATAACTTGAACTGATCTTAGTATCAAAGAATCTGATGGTATAGATACATACCTATTGTTTGCTGTAAAACTTGAAGTAGCATACTTTCTTAAATCATCATAATCTACCTTACCTGCAATATCTAATTCTACCGATCTTATAAAATCTTGAATAATAGTATCTGATAAAACATTACTATCTACTTCAGTATAGTTTCTTACTTGTGTTAAAAAATTAGCATGTGATATAGACATTATGTAATATTCACCTCTACTTTTCCTGGTGTTACATCTAATTGTCTTCTTCTGTTTTGTTCTGAACCATTCTCGGGTATCATACTATGCATAGTAGAAGTAGCTCCATAATTTGTTATTGTAAAATCTTGTGTTCTAAATGCAAAGTCACCTGGTAAAGTTAAATTTGCAACTCCCACCATTGTTCCACCAGAATCAGAAATTGTTTGGTCATTTGTGAATTTTTGATTTGGTTGTTGAAATTTCATATTTCTTGAATTTTGTAAAGCTATAGCATCAGCCACATTATATTTTCTTCTTATCTGAGGATGTTTGGGTTCAAACTCAGAGTAATGAACTAAAGAACCATTCCATTCTTTAACCATTTCATTGTATGGAAAAGCCATTCCTGATCTGTCAGATATTGATTGCGATCTTTTTCCTGTAGCCCATTTTGCCATAATTATATTCCGTTAGGATAAAAAGATTGTGGAGTGATGTATGTAGATGTTCTTTGACCATCTTCATCTAACGCTCTTTTCAATTCATCCTCATAAACTAATTTATTTTGTTGTAGTAATTGTGGTGCTTTTTTCATAGATAAATAATATGCTAAGCCCGCGCACATGCATGGCAAAAATCTATAAGCAACATCAGCATCATTTGTATAAGCACCAGCATCTTCAATTCTTTTTATAACATAATATTTCAATGTCGTGTAAGTGTTTAAATCAGGTGCTTGATATAAATAAATTTTAGGTGTTGTTAATCTTTCAACATAATATTGCGAAGGTTGTCCAAGTGCTAATTTATTTGGTAAAGCTGCATAAGCTGATCTATCTATTTTAGTTAGAGATACATCTTGAGTGTTAATGCTATTTGCACCTGCTGCAGTCGAAGATACAAAAGCTTCTAAAACATCATTAACATCAGCTGCAACAGAATATTCTGCTTGTCCACTAACTAGAGAGGCTTCATGAAGAGCTACCTTCCAAAGATGGATACCTCTATTACCCCATTCTGCAAATAAAAGATCTAAACTTCTTCTAGCAGAACGTAAATCATAACCAGAGTTAGTTGACAGACCACATCTTTCGTAGCCTTCATCAATTACTTCATCAATATTTAGGTTAAAACTAGTTGTTCCTGATGTTGCCATTTAAATCTCCTTAGTCCATTATTGTACCATTAATTTACTCTTTTTTAAAGAACATGGATAATGTAAACCTATAATTAGGTCCTATGATAGATTGTGGTCTTAATGCATGAGGAATAGCTCCGTCAAAACATACAAGTTTTCTTGGTTTATATTTACTAGTGTATATTACTTCATCTTCATTAGAGTAAAACAAAGTTTCTCCTGCATATTCATCCTTCCAGGATAAGTTAATGTAATAAAGAGCTACTAGGGCATTTGAGTGTGTGTGGGTGTAATGAACATCTGATGGTTTAGATAAATTAATTACAGCTTTTGTAAAATTAGATTGTTTAAAAATGTTAAATTTTGTTTGAGCAGTAAAGTCTAGAAGTGCTTTTATTAATCCTAAATCACTTAAATCTTTTAAACTAACAATACTATGAAGACTTGGGTATTGTCTTGCACTCAAATCGGGAGAGTCTTCCCAACCTATTTTATAACTAGAATTGTATGCAAAATTATAAATAGTTTCTGCGTGTGATTGAGATAAAAAATTATCTTTTTTTATTAACACCTTCGTCCCAATTTTTAAAATTAATAGAATTCCATTGTCCATACCTTACTTGTGTATTTAATGGGTCGTCTAGATCTTTTAAATCCATGTAAGATTTTTCTCTAGATCTTTTTAAATAATCAAAAAATACAGGATCTTCTATTTTATATTTAGAGCTCTCTTTCCAGAAGGGTGTTTCAAATTTAGATCCAGTTATGTAATGCCAATTAATAAAATTTTGTAGTTCTAAAGTATACTGTTTATATCTTCTATGTGTTTCTTCTTTTGATTTTTTAAAAAACATATGATCGTAAGCACATCTAGCCCAATAAAGATAAGCTTGAACTGCAGTTGCTTCAAGTGGTTCTAGAAAAAATAATCTGTTACCAGAAAAAATAACATTATCTTTTATCATTTCTTTTTTAATGTAATTTTTAAATTCTTGGTATTTTATTTCTTCTAGGTTTACTTTGTTTTCTTCAAGTTTAAAAGTTTGATTAAAATTATTTATAGCTTCCTCTTTAGTAGTTAAATTTTTATTAAATAAATATCCATAGGAAGTAGTTCCCTCAACATTTGGAATAATAAAAGTCCATCCGTTGGGAGTGGCTACTGATCTTGTCCAGTTTTGATTTAAATCTCTATGGTTTACTCTAACTAACAAAACAGCATTTACTGGACTATCAAGCACATCATATTCTTCATAATTATTTATTTTTTTTCCTCTACAATCAAAAACCCATGTGGAATCTATATTAGAAATATCTTTTATGTCTTGTTTTTTTATAGAAAACAAATTTGATTTTAAAATTGCATCCTGTACCTTATGGGGTTCGTAATGAACTGAAGTAGTATTGTACGTAAAAGGATGAAAAATTTTTTCATTTACTTTACCGAAACCCTCGTAAAGTATTCCAAGTTTTAAAGTGGCTTTAGGCTGGTTGTGGTATTGGCATATGTCTAATGCCTTACTCATCAAGTCTGTAGCTTCTAGTTGAGTTCCTTGGCCTACAAATTCAGTAGGAGTATTAGGATCATAAACTAATTCAATTTCGATTTCTTTATTTTTTCTAAGATAGTAACCGTAATGTAAAGCAGTAAAACATCCTGCATTACCTCTTCCAACAATAGTTATTTTAGTTTTTTTCATTTACGTGCTTTAAAAAAATTACAATAGTTAATCTTTCTATATCATTTAGACCAGTAGCACCATGTGATTTATTACCATCATAACATACTAAAGTATTATAGACGTTAGATATTTTAACACCTAAATTACCTTCATCGTCTAAAATTGAAGTTCCAATATTTTCATCATTTATACCTTTGGTCAAATATATTAAACCTGCAATGTCTGTGTAATCTTTATGAAATCTAGTATTTTTTTTATTATGGTTTTCGTAATCAGATAATTTAATCTTATGAAACTGAATTATTGTATCTGAAACATTTATATTATCTCGTCCATAATATAATTTAAGAATTTTACTTATAATATAATTATTTAAGTTAGGTAGTATATCGCATAAATTTTTTGATCTTACTCCAGGCCAGTCTGCAGTAGGCCCTGGAGGTATCCATTTTATTTTATTTGTAAGTCCAACAATTTCATCAGGGTTTTCAAAGAAGTTTTCTTTGATTATTGTGGGTTTCACTTTAAATCTTTTTTTTAAATAACTTTAAACTTTTTGTTTTCTTTTTAAATTGAGTTTTTTTCTTTTTTTCACCTCTTGCACCTCTAAGCTTACCATCTATTTGAGCAGTCATTTGTCCTCGTCCTATAGCCATTATAATATATCCTTTGCTTTACCTAGTATTGGTTTATATTTAGTTTTACCTTCTTGTCTATAAGCAAGAAGATATTGTGCTCTTTTATTTTCAGCAATCCAACTTGCGTGGATCCACCCGCTGTTGGGTTCTCCGGGCGTGTAGTATTCGAGTATCAGCTGATCCGTTTCAAGGTTCTTTTTAACCCAATCAGCAACTTCAGCATTGTCAACTCCAATACATTCGAAGTCAACGGCTTCAGCTTTTGCATGCTGGCTGTCCCGACTTGATCCTATAGCAAGGCAAAGGTCTTCTGAACGGAACCCGCTGGTCACTTTAACTCTACCAAAATGGTCTCGTACTGGTTGCAAAATATTTTCACATAAATCTTTTAATTTTTCTATTTGTCCTGCATTAGGATTATTATTGATACCCTTCCTAACAGCTGTATCTGATTTGATAAGTTCTAATAAAGTGAAGTTACGACTCAAGTTCATATATACTCCTAGTTTAAAATTAATTTCTTTATAGATAAGGACCCATCTATATTTTCTTCAAGTTCTGCTTTTGATTTAATACATTGATATTTTATGTGTGATTTAGATGCACGTTTCGCGACACGCTTGCCTTTAAGACAATCTGACATTGTCGGCTGGATACGTGCTTCCTTAATCTCTCCGTGTACAATCATAAGTAAAGCTACAATCAACTCTGTCATTAATAAGCCTTTCCGTTAGCTCTTACTTTATCTTTTAATTCTTC